GCAGCTGTACTCTGCGCGCTATGTTGCACGCATCATTGTACCCCAAAGCGCCCTGAACTACGCAACCGCGTGGCTCAGGCCCGAATGCCATCTCACGAACATTGCCCGACGGGGAGTACCCTGCTTGCACCAACAAGCCTGCTATGTCCAGGTCGGACAGAGCACTGCTCATGAACTGCAGCAAAGGGTATGCGTTAAGCACACCACCCTGCGGGCGGTCGTAGACCGCGTGTTCGGCAACGACGACATCCATCATACGCTCAGTCCGCACTGCAGATTGCACGCGCACAGTTGACCTGCCGTGCAAATCCTTACTGGCAAGCGTCTTTTTCCATGAGGCTTCTACCAGTATTTTGTGGATGTTGCATCCAGTCACCTGTGCCGCTGCAATCTCCAGTGGAGACATATGCGCACGCAAGTAGTCGTCGGTTGCTTTGGTTTCGGTGCGCTTAAAAGTGCGCACCATCGGCTCTTCTACGACAACGCCAACCTTGACAGACCGCCGCCATCCTAGCGAGTTACGACACGGACCGTTGCCAAGCGCCAGGTCACCGTCCAACAGCATACGACAATACTTTAGCCGTACGCGTGTTACTCGGTGAACGCTATGCGCAAGTAACGCCCCGTAACTCATGAGACCCGACCGATTTGATAACGTCCAAGCAGACGCAACCATACTCTGTAGAGCCTCACCTGGTTCCATTTTGTATTCCGACGCCCAGTTGCCGGACACCACACTCGCGACGCTTCTGGCTAAATACCCAAAAACGTCACGATCTGTGATGGCATTGCGTAAGAACTCACCTGTCACAGAGCCTACGCTCTGTTTGAGTGGGTTCACCGCTAGTGGGCTCCGTATTACGTGCGTCATCAAAGATGCGGCAACACCCATGCTAGGTGCCGACACGTAAACATCATCGCCCACATGCACGCTGTTGAGGCGTGCAAAGTCCGGAACATACACCAACAAGTAAGCCATGTTCAGCACACTGTTGATGAAAGATGTGGCGCGATGGCCTGACATCAGTGTACCACGTAGGTATCCCATGTCCTGACCGTCGACAAAGACTCGTCCTCTTACGAACGAGTCAACAAGTCGTTGCCCCCGTAGAGCGTCATACCC